ACCATCACCAGCTTCCACCTGCTGGTCATAAGCACCAATATCAGTAGCACTTCCATTTGGCATCGTAGTTCCAGCAAAATCTTCAATCTCTCCCCACCAACCTGGAATTGCATAACCACCATCAATCGCTGGAGAACCTTGATTTGGCTTATAGTAAGACAAAAGAGTTTTTATTCTCTTAACAAGCGGATTACTTGCAAGATTACCAGAGATTACATCCCCGCTATCTGTCTTTACATTAAATGCCGTTATCGTAATTGGTGCTTGTTCATTATCTGCTGACGGCCTATAAGAAATTGTGGAAGTAGAACTGTCTGAAATTACAATATTATTTCGGTAATAATTCTTGCTTGTAAGTTTATTAACAAATAATCCAGCATATTTGCCACTTACTAAAGATGAATACGGATTGCGATTACAGTTTTGAAGTACATTATTATAAATATAATTATTGGTTACTATAGAAGTCCCCAGATTACCGGAAACATAAATCCCCCAATCGTCTGTATTGCCTATATAATTAAACGCAAAAACATTACTATCGCAAACCGAACCGGAATCTATGTACGTAACATAAAACGCTTGCGCTCTTGCGTTTGAACCTCCAGGCAATGTTCCACTACTATAAACTGTATCAACGATATTGCCGACAAAGAAATTTTTATCGCCCCCGAATTGACTACGAGTAGGCACATGATGAATCCAATTACCTCTCATAATAATTCCGGTTGTTTGTCCTTTTCTATAACCATGAATATCGAAAGGCCGACTGTATTCTGTTTGCGCGGTGAACTCACATCCTTCAATTGTCCAATATCTGGTATGGTTGGAAGTTGAACTGGAAACTAAATCAACCATCGAATGAGGATGCGAAATGAATTTAGTATAACCAATATACACAGAGTCACTACTCCCACTATATACTCCATCACCCGACCCCGCACCCTGTTCCCAATTATGGTTAATCGTATCATTATAATCAAACAGGCAAGCAGTTATTTGTGAAGCATTTGAATTATTAAGATTCAATCCGGTGTATTGATTATTTGTAACTGTGCATGAATCTAATTTAAATGCTCGACTATTCACCACATATAAATTATTATACCCCCCTTCAATCTGTAAATTCCGTAATGTAACACCTGTATGTCCACTACAATGAACAGCATAATACCGTATAATTGGAATTTCTAATGAGGTGTATTCGGTACTTGGAGCAACGCCATCTGTTGTCGTAAATACATAAATATAACCGCCTAAATATTTAAATCTGAATCTTGAATTGATAGTTGCTATTGTGTACGCTTCGCCATACTCAACACCATTAAACCACATTCTTTTAACGGTTGTTGCAAGAGGTGTATATGACGCCCTATAAATAGAATCGCCACCGCCTGTATATTGACTCCACGACCAACTATTCCAAAGTCCACTTGGACTTTGCAATGTATCTTTTGCTGTTATAATTGGTTTTGCACCTACTCCATAAGCATCAACCGTAATTCCATTTGAAGGAATATAAAGTGTATCTTCCCAAGTTTGCCCACGTTTCAAATGAATTGTATCGTTATTTGTAAATATACTTGTCTTGATTTTATCCAATGTTTTCCAAGGATGTGTATAAGTACCACTATCACCGTCATTTCCATTTATAGCATCAACAAACCATCCAGAGTAAACTCCAGGTTCTGGACTCGGCATTCCATAAGGATAGTAGCTTTCTGGTTTACCATAAATTTTTCCCCAAATAGATTCAAATCTATATACTGTGGTAAATGGCATTGTATCTTGTTCGCCAACAATATTATCTTTCCAAAATATCTCGTTTGGAAACGATACACTTGGTTTACCAGACGCAGTAGTTATAAAAATATCTATGTGCCCATAGATTGGAGAAATATTAGAAAATGTATAGGTTATATTAGAACTTATTGTATCTGTAAAAGCTATTATTGGGCTTTGAACCGTTTGCCAATCTATATCTGTTCCTGTAATTGAATGGGTAATATTAGCAGTCTCTATATCATCAAGAGTAGCAAGAGTAGATACACCACTCTTAGTAGGAAAGTGAACCTCAGAAAGCATGCCATTACCAAAAGGATAATAAAAAACTGGATGATAATAATAGGGAGCAAGTCTATATAATTGTATTTTAAGTGTAGAATCTTGCCATGCAGGAGCAGTATTACTACCTGACCAACGCATTCCAAAAGTCCCATCTAACTTGAAATTACCTATTATATGGGTGCCACCATCTAAAGTAATTGAAGAATCTGGAGAATTTGTAAATATTCCTACTTTATTTCCTGTAGAATAAAAAGCCGTATCACCATAATTAATTATTCCAAAATTGTAACCACTCTGAGGCAAATATAATTCTACAAATTTCTTAACACTGGTTCTATCACCAAGCATCCAAACACCATTAGTATTAGTATCTGCCGCAACAATATAATTCATATAATTTACTTGGTTTTGAAGATAGAGTGTCGTAGTTAAAACAAGTGGAGAAGATGTATTCGTAGGTCTTAGATATAAACCTTTTGTAAGAGTTACAGATTCTAGATTTAAAGAATCTAGAATCTGTTGCCTTGTAGAAATACCACCCCCACCACCTCCAGAAGTATATATTACACCTTGAGGAGAAATATATAATGGCGGTGTAGCCCTAACAGGGATTGTACCACTCACTCTTGGCCAATATATAGTAACATTAGAATCCCCATTTACAGCATAAACTTTTATAGTATCTGTTCCATCTGGACTTACAAAATATATGACAGTCGTATCAAATCTAACATATTTATTAAATTGAACGGGGCTTCTAAATTGATATTGTCCAAGAAGTATATTAGATAATAAAAGAATGAAAGTAAAAAGATATGCTATTCTCCTCATTTTTTGAATTCCTTATGGCATAATTATTAAAATATCACAATAATAGTTAGCTAAATCTGGACCATTTGGATCTAAAGAAACTTGAAATGTCAATTTGCCATTTGCATCAACACTAATAGAATTCTTCACAATCTTAGTTAAACGATACAGATAAGTATCCCCAACCAACTCTGATGGTTCTAGAATTACAATCATCGGAAGATTCGAAGCACTAAATTTAGGCCAAGTTTGTCCACCATCTGGAGTTGCTATAGGTGCAGTCCCTGTAGTCAACGTCTGAGGAGTCATATAAGCATTAGCATTTATCTCTACATTCTTCTTATAGTAAATGCTCTTACTGGATGGCATATTAAATCCAGCCAATCCAGAAAAGTCTCCTTGCTTAATTCCACCAATATATAAATCATATCGAGGCGCTGGATTTGTTATATCAGCATAGTATAATCCAGGATTTGATGTTGATTCTGTTAGAACAATGGAATCTGAATCAGCAGATTTATTGGTAGGATTAGATGAAGATTGATTGGGTTGAGGTTGTAAAAAAGCAGAAAGAGACTTTCTAGGTCTCAAATATCCAGTTGCTATTACCTCCTCTACTAAAAATACTGCAAATCTTGGCATCTTTATCACTCTAGAATATTTAGAAAAAGTGGCCGCCAAAATAGCGGCCACTTTCTGGATTATGGATTAGGTTAAGATGTAGTACCTTGAACAACATATCGATAATCACGATGTCCACATCCACCGTAATAATTAAAATACATTTCCCAAACAATTTTACGCTTAACTGCGGCGTCAGTATTGCCAGAAAGTGTATTTGAATTTGGTTTCTGAACCCAGAGCCACAACATACTTCTTCTAGGAACACCAAAATAAAAGAGTCCCGCAGTTGTAGCTAAGAATGGGGTTGCTACTGGACGAATTGTTACAGCGCCCTTTGGTCCAAACATATTAACATCATTGTAAGCACTTCCAACAGCTTTCTCTGTCAAAAGTAGACGACCTAATGTTAATTCATTCGATTTGTGAACAACAACAACTTCTGGATTAATAGTAAGAATCTGCCCGCGCTCATCCTTCATTGCGGCAAAGCAACCAAAAGCACTGGCAAATCCAGCTTCTGTTATTCCACCTGTAACCTTATTGTTGTTTATCTGTCCATCAAGACCTGCAATAGCAGAGTGATTGGTATTATAGAAGTTAGTATTTACAAATGCAGTCCCACCAAGAACAAATGCCCTTGAAGTTGCTTCTCCAAAAGCTGACCTTGGAAGACATTCTAACGTCTCAATAATCATTTTCTCTCGATGTTGGACACCAACATCACCAATGTTCTGTGCGCTGTCCATTATATCTCCAGTTCTATCATTGAAAATGGCTTCAAATGTCAAGGAAATTCCACGACCAAAGTCCATCTTCCTGATAGTAACTTTCTTCTCTTCAAAGTCTGTCTCTTCGTAAGATTGTGTTTCTAATCTACGTCGCAGACCTCCAAGAGCCGTCATACCCCGAACAGTTTCGTCATCCGTAATTACGGCGTCTCCATCTGTGCAGAGAAATCCAAAATCTACTTTTCGGAGTTCAAAAGGCTCAATAACTACAGCATGTGTCAAAAGCGTAGATGTATCTGTAAATGCAGATGATGCAACTGCTTCATTTAATTGAACCAGATTATTTATATCCACATTTGATAAATCTACAAGCCCTTCAAAGAGAGCTTTAAAACTAATTGTCCTCGGATTCACTTTTTCTGTTCCAAGAATCTTCTCTCTAAATGTATCCACAATTAGCTGATTAGCTTTCTTAACATTACCGCCAGCTTGCTGTAGGCACTTCTCCTTTAACTCCTTCAAAGCGCCACTTCGTATCATATTTCTTCTCCTGTTTTAAAAGGTTCTTTTGATTTATTTAATTATTCTTTTCTCTTATCAAATCTAAGCGACTATTAAGTCAATAAAGCTAATCTAGCATGTCCATCAATCAGAATTTCACCCTTACCAACAGCATCTACACCTTCTGAAACAGCAACTGCGAAAGAACCTGTAAGAGTAATATCTGGATTGTAATCTGTATTGTATAAAGCACCTTCATAAGCACTATACTTGTAGCTCGTCAGACTATATAAGATAACGAAGTCTTGACCAAGCACACAATTTGTAGCGTCTATAAGGATTTTAGCTTTCACACATACAATAATCTCGGTGTCTTGAGCTTTCTTACCAGCTGATGCAATACCAATGAGTAAATTCTGCTTCACATACAGATCTGTGGCATCGGTAGGTGTAAATTTCTTTGCGACATTACCAGAAGTGTCCCAATAGATAAATGCATCTTTTTCGATTACATCAGCGGCTGTAGCTGGAAGCTTAATAAAATCATTAGCATCCTGAGACGGTAGTAAAGCTTCCACCCCGTTCTTGTAGTGACTCATATTAATCTCCTTAAAATTAATTAGTTATTTATTTATTTTATCTTTCAAAATTTCATTCTCTAGGAAAATTACCTAGAAATCTCTTGTGCTACTTTCTTTACAAGTGACTCGTCAACTGTCTTGTCACCTTCTGGAGAACCTTCTACATGAGTTGTCGTAGAGTTTTTGGAAGCTAACTCGATAATTTTCTTCCTATCCTCTATAACAGCTTTCATGTCTTCTTCTTTTTCACAAGATTCCAAATCTTTTACGAATCTCTCCGTAATTAATTCTTTGGCAATCTTAGATTCCGTCAGAAGCTCTTGAATCTTCTGCTTCTTAGTGACAATCTTTTCAGCGACAAGTTTCTCATCATAAAGACGAGATACGTCATCGTGTTTTTTCTTTAGATCGTCATAAGCCGTTTCTTTCTCTTTCAATTTCTTTTCAGCCTCAGCTAATTCAACCTGATGCTTTTCCTTAAGGCTTTTCTCCGCATCTTGCAGAGCTTCTTTCTCAAGCTCCATACAGATATCTGGATGCTCGTGCCTTAGTTCCTTAAGATTTTTAAACATAGTATTACTCCTATTATTTAATATTGATTCTTTTTTAATTAATTTTCCATCTGAATCATAATGGGCATTTGGATTCTTCCAGAATTCTAGTTCTTTTAATTTATCTAAAGCAGAATCGAAAGCCTTCTCTATAGAACCAACAACATCTCCTTTATTATCCTTTGTTATTTCCCAGATACAGTCATAAAGAAAACTATTTAAAGTAGTAAGAACAACATCCACCTGTGAGAAAACTTCATTTCTATAGTATCTCGTAAAGAAAGACGTCATTTGTTCAACAAGAACCTCAACCTTTTCTAAATCTCCCTTAATATCCACTTTCTCACGCGCTAACTTTAATGTATTCTTTAAAGATTTAGTTTTTTCTTGAGCTAGAGTTATCTTTTCCATTATACTGGCTTCAATAGCTTGACCTCCAGCACTCGGAAATAGAATATAATCCGCAGAATCAAACCAAACCCAGCTAATTATCTTATCCCCTTTTGCTCCTTCAAATTCAAAATCTTCTTGAATCTGAACAGCGGCTGAAATAGAAACACCAACAATTTCTGGGTCATCTTGAATTAAATTAAAAATCCAGACTGTATCAACCTTCTCTCTTGGAAATTTAACTGCTGAATAGACAGCTTTTGTAGATTCATCAAACCACACATATTTAGAATAAGAAACAAGTTCATCTACATTTCTATCTAGAGCCGTACCAATTATATGATTCTTAAATTGGATATGTCCTATATGTGTTATCCAATCTACAAGTTCTCTTAAAACCTGAATATCGTAGTAGTTACCATTAATAGACCAACCAGCCTTTATTATTCTTAAAACAGCAATATTCGGCTGGTCTAGAAGTTCTTTTACCCTATCTGGATATTTTAAACCGTAGGCACTTTCTACTAATCTTTTCAATTCTCCCTTATCCGTTACAACAATATCACTAAGAGCTCCAAGAGATTCTCTTAATTCAAAAACATTGGAAATCTCCTTTTTTCCAGCAATTTCTTCAATTCTTTTTTTCGTTGTAGGCATGAAAATCTCCTTCGTTTTACAATCTCAGTTATCTTAATATATTACATTGGATTTTTATTGTCAAGAACAATCATTTGGCATTTTGATTCATTGTACCACTTCCATCATCTATATCACCACCTTCACCCATACCAGCATTAGCTCCAGAGCTATTAGATTGTCCACCTGTCTTAGATGGAGAATAAATTCCTAACTTAATTTCAAATAATTGGCGAATAACTTCTTGAGGCCAGTTATATCCACGGATTTCACTTAAAGTCTGACTGGATACAATACCTAACTTTCTTTCGATAAAAGCAACTTTTGCCATCTCTAATGGATTTGGCTTAACTGCTTCAGCTATAATAAAATCTATAGGGATTTCTATAGTCGGAATAGAAACCATATCTACAGAAGTATTAAGATTATTAAGAATGTCATCTACATCATTCTTAGTTTTCTTAGATACTTTCTTAGCACCTTCAAGGCGTTCCAATATAGCTACAGCCTTTTCCATATTAGCTAACCAAAATTCTGTCTTCTCTTTAGCTACACGCTGTATTTTAACAGTTTTATCTAAGATTCCCGCTTCTATATATCTATAAATAGCCCATTTTGCCATATCTTTAAAACATACACTCAATTCCATAGCATATTCTAAAATCATTTGATTGAATGGGGAATCTGTATTCTTTATAGCACTGTAATTCTGAACATCTGAACGCATACCTGTAATATAGATTGGTGTTGTCACTCCAGATGAAATTGCATATAAAAATTGAAGCCCATCTTTATCTGCATCTGTCGCATTCAAATCGGCAGTCATCATTTGATAATCTTCATTTGGGCCAATCGTTAATTGAACCCCACCCTTGGGTGCGGCACTCTTTCTTGAAATATCTAAATCTGTAGTAGTTCTTCTAAGAGCTTGTTTCACCCTCTTAAGATATAGGACTTTACTTCTCTCATAATTAAGAACAGCCCTACTTATCCTAAAATCTTCATAGAGTCGTAAGTCTCTAAGAATAGCTTCTACTGGAATTCTACCTCGTAGTTCTCGCTTATCACCCATTATATACCATAGTAGAACTTTATCTGGAGTGAATTCTTTATGATTTGGGGATTTAAAGTCTCTTACTTTAAATTTAGATTTTCCATCTTCTGATACAAGAAAATAATAACGAACATCAGCAATCCATTCATTTCTAAGTTGCTTTATAGATTTAATATCATAATTTACTGGAGTCTTATAATAACCCAATTTAAATCCAGGATTTTCAGTTAAGAAATCAAAACCTTTTATTTCCTCACTAAATACTTTATAAGACAACCACTCTACTATTCCACCATCTTTACTCCTTTTTCCAACAATTTTTGATTCTAATTCTATACCAGATTCTCCATCCTTCATAGCCGTTTTTACAAAATCTTTGGCTAAGATGTTAAAATTTATTTCTCCTACAAAACGCTCAATAGAATCAGTTACTTTATCATTTGGAATAACAAATCTAGCACCATTACCAAGAATATATCGTGTTATATTATCTACAATGTTCCTTAAAATGGGGTCTACGTTATATCTAGAATTTACAATAAGTTGTAAAGTCCTTAGCTCACTTTCACTTTGCCTTTTCTTCAAAGGTATCCCAGCCTTAACAGATAAAGCATCAGTATCTGAAGATTCTTGAAGGTTTTTTAATCTACACAATTCTGCAGATTCGCCTTCAGTTAAATCTTTTCCTTTCTTTCTAAAGACGTATTGTGGGTCTAAATCCTGTGCTACTGGACTTCTTAAAGATTCATAGAGATTATAATGATTATCCCCACCAAGCAACATAGCTTCTGCCATTGCTGGAAACTCTGAATGAAGCTGTTTAGATATAACCATCTTTAATTGATAAGCTTCTTTAGCTATTGCTTGATGAAGTTCTTCTGCCAATTTAGGATTTCTATTCATCAATTTGGCTAAAGACATTTCTTTAACATCTTCAGCTTTAACTTTAATTTTCTTAATATCAATCATCTTAGTATAATCCTACATTATGATATGGAAATTTTTGTTCTGGAAAATATTCGTCCAGAGCACCATAACCACTAAATTCTTTATAATGGTCGTCTTTAGTACTTTCATCTTCCTTAACTACAATATCTGGAAATTCATTATTTGAAGCATTGTAAGCCGAACCAGCTATAGCAGATATTAAGTCATCTGAGCTATGAGGAGACTTAACAACTTTATCTTCCTCTGGTAAATATTCTAAGCCCCTTGTTTCTTGATAGAAATCCTCATGGAATGGTATAGAAATTCTAGACTCATTAACTGCTGTTCTAACACACTCAAAAGCAGAGTTATATTGCTTTTCTGTACTTACTCTATCTATATTGTTTTCTTTATCATAATTAACAACAACCTTATGTGCAGTTCTATCTGTAGATAAGTGAGCGGCATTAAAACCTAAATCTCTAAGATTTTGAATCATCTGAACAGATTCAAATCTATCGAAAGTTATTAGATTTATATAAAAACCACGTCTTTCTGTTAATTCCATTATTAAATCTTGAACAATAGATAATTTTATTTGCTTTCCCTTTTCAGCCACAATTCTACAAGAAAAATCTATAACAATAAAGGGCTGAGGAATACTCATAATTTCTACAGTATCTTTATCTGTTTCTACAGGTTTATCTATATATACCCAATAAGGAATATGAGACATGGCTATCCCTAAACCATCTTTTGTGTATGCTAAGTCTGCGTGTATATATCTAAAGAATTCGTCATTACAAACAAAATCTCTATCGAATTCTTTAATATCCGAATTAAAAGGATTATAATCTTTTAAACATGAATCCAATAAATCCAAAGCAGTAAAGAAAGGCGATATAGCATTTGTAGGTATGCAAGCATAGTCTCTCATTGAATTAAGTGGATTTACGAGAAAGTCATTCACCAATTCAATAGGAATGTCTATAATTCCTTCATCAGAAGGTAAAGGTATATCAGAATCCCTTCTTCTAAGATTAATCATCTTACGAAGTCGCCTTTGATTATTTTAACAGATGCTCCAGAACCCATAGATTCTAAAGCTTTAACAACTAAGAAAACATCTGATGGAGAAGAGTTTTCATCTATTTTCTTCAAAAGATTTATAATCTCTTCAGGCACACCAGCTTCACGCATATCACTCTCTTTCTTAAAGGGTGACTTTCCATGTATCTTCATATATGAAGATACACAAATAGCATAAGCTGATTTATCTGGCTTACCAGATTTCTTTACACCAGCTACGCAATCATCAAATTCTTTGGGCATAACTATCCTTTCTAAGCCGCTACGGCTCTCTCTACCATTATTTTTTCTGCTTCTTTCTTTTTCTCTCTTATTTCATCTTCAGAAGCTAATATTTTCTTAGCCTTCAAATCAAACTGAACCTTTACCCCACTAAAGTAGTATTTGGGTTTAGCTTCCCATAAAGAACGCCTTCTAACAAATATATGAGAATGCTCACCAAGCTGGAAGTGCTCTTTAACTTTCTTTTCTAAAAAATCGTCTGGATATCTAGAGGAGCTAAACATCATCAACATTCCATCTAGGTGACCTGTTCTAGAGTTTATAAATCTAGAAGTCATTCTATTAAACATGGCATTGTGCATCTCTTGTGCAGAATCATAAACACCAGCATTACTTGCTGATTTCTTTCCACCTTCTACTACTTCTAAAAAGTTGGCTTCATCAACCCCACCACCATATATATTGTAGCCCAAGGCAGAAGCCGCACTACTCGTTCCAGAGAATATTAATGTATTATTTCTCGGTATCCAAATCTCTTGACCCCGTCTTTTAGATGGTGGAAAGTATTCCATATTGAACTCTGTCTGAAACTTAGGAAATACTTTTTGAAGCGTTACTCTTTTGGCTTGAGCTTCAGAACGGTTCATCGAGATAAAGGCTATTATCTCATCTTTCATCATTCCATAATAAGCCTGCGGATCAAACTTGCAAGTTAGTCTTAACCACTCTAGATAAGTAAGTATAGAATACTTGGTACTTTTACCAGAACCAATACCTTCTATAAAGATAACGAGATTTATTCGTCTCTTCTTCTTTTCTTCATAGATTGCTAATATATCATCTTTATGGGCCGGATATAGTCCATTCTCAACAGGTGATATGGTATCACTTGAAATATTACGAAGATTCAAAAAATATTTACTATGAAGAACATACTCTAAATCATTTTCCAATGCATCTGAAAATTGATTAGCAACTGTTCTATTCCAATCTTTTAAACCACCTTTTCTGTTATCTAAAAGATTTTCAGAGACAAATCTATCTATTCCTCGAGATAATTTAGTATTTTTGAAAATATCTACCATAATTATAATTCTTCAGCTTCTACAGTTTCTACAACCTGTTTTTTGCTTACCCATTTTTTGCCTACTCCTCTTTTATAAGCAGGAATTCGCCTTTCTATAGATTCAGCCCAACTAGCATTCTTTTTTCTTAGAATGGGGTCTGCACTCTTCATTAAGTTGTCTGTTTGAGAAGTTCTATGATATCTAGGTACAGCACCTGGGGTCAGCATTGGCAAAACTTGGTCACTCTTATATTCTTGAATTCTACGAAGTAATCTATCTCGAAGTTCATTATTTTCACCCTGAACGATAAACTCGAACATCCTTTTAAGCTCGGCTAACATTGCTTGTGGTGGAATCCAATTAGTTTGTTCAAGTCTTGTCTTGGCAACTTTTAATTTACCAACTTCTGCAGATATCACAGTCAATTGCTGAATAAAAGCCATTGGAGCACCATCTCTGCTCGTTGTATAGTTATTCATCTTGGATAGTATTGCTTGTCTAGCTAATTCTAGATAAGCAATATCAGCAACCATATCGTGATTGGAAAGCTCATCAATTTCTTTAGCTCTATCCATTAGCTCTGCAAAGCTCGGAGCTTTATACATTGAACGAAGTTTATTCCAGAATTTTTCTTTATCGTGTGGATTCATTTCAACATCCTCATGGTCTTTACAATATCCATATCCTGGGTGAAGCGTAGACAGACCAGCACCATTACAACAAACCCACCCATAAGCATATCCTTTCCTTGGGCAACCACAGACTTTATATGGTTTTCTACCATCAGTAGGATAATACCAATACTCACTAAGTTCTTTACTAATATATACTCTCTCAATTTTAGGATATTTTCCATATTTTCCCTTCATTGAAAGATCCATCTTCTTTAAATAACAATAGTGGAGACAAGCATCTCGCACTAAACGTACTTTCCATTCTTTTATTCCTTTTCTTTTTCCCCTATTAATGACCTCTTGAATAGGTTTCCGTAACAAGAAATCGTATTCTGCAAATGTCAAATATGTTATTATTTTGCAAGCACTTGCAAAGTTTCCTTCTTCTACTAAAGCCCAATATATCATTCTTCACTCTTGACTAACCTTTAATCGAGTTTTAGATTTTCTTCCTCTGGCTTCTACCATTGTTTCATCCCAGCTCTTCCCATGGATGCTTTTCCAATTCACTATTGGGACATTAGCAGTTATTATATAAGCCTTATCTGTATTAGGGATAAATTCCGGTTTCCGTTTTACGCGCACCATATAATCTCCGCATAATCTCATAAAGGGTCAAGCAGTCGCCTAAAGCAGTATGTTTATGTATTTCTTTAATCCTAAATATTTCTGCACAATCCGATAATGAATACTTCTTCAACGAGAATTTGCTTTGCATCTCTTTCATTAAATCTATTTTCTTTACAAACATAAACCCGAACCTCTTGAACCATCTTTCTTCAAATACAAGATTGAAGCCAACAATAATATCAGAAGATATAAAATTCTTCAATATCAGAATAGCTTCTTTCTCACTATATCTACCAACGGGTCTAACCACTCCCGATATATGATTAGCAGGCCATTCTATATTAGTCCTTACTTCAATCTCACTAGAACTCGATATTATTTCAAAATTCTTATTTACTTTAATTCCAGCGCACTCAAGTATCCCATTAGCAAACGAGCACGTTTCTATATCAATAATGCAGTACATCTTACTTAAATAATAAATTAACTATAATAGTAAGAATTCCTGTTCCTAAGAAGCCAGCTATTCCACCCCAGATGCTAGCTCTTACTTTCAGTGCTATGATGGAATTGTTAATCTTTCCCAATTTCTCATTAAATTCTTTCTGATTGCCATCTAATCTCTCAAGCTCCGCAAGGACATGATTTGCCCATTCTGTCCAAGTTCCTATAGCTGGTTCCATCAGGCACTCCAATCTTCAGGAAGTCGTATAGATATTCCACCTATAACAGATCCATTTATTCCAATAAGGGGAAATTTGTAACACAAGAATTTCCTAAGTCTTCCAAAAGCGGGTAATTCTTCAACTGTTGCGGTGGGTTTTTTATTTATTATTATCTCAGAATCTATTTTAATTAAAGCTTCTGCAATATCAGCAGGCCATAATTCTTTATCAGTTTTTCCAATTATCTCCTCTCTTGGAACTTGCATTGTATCTGCACATTCTTGGTTTGCATAAGTATATCTACCAAAGGGGTCTTTTGTGAATATTGATATTTTACTATATCTTAGGATTTGCTCAAAATGCGCGTCTCTCTCAATTAGCTTTTCTGAGATTTTTCTCAGTTTTTCTAGATTATCATTAAATTCCATATCATTTATCCAGATTGTGTTTTTAATTGATATTGTTAATCCTTAACCCATTTCAATTTTATATAAAGAGTCTCTTACTATCTAATTTACAAAATATTCATATTAAAGTCAAGAACTACTTAGATTTACGTGCCACAGTTTATAGAATTATGTGGTACAATTTGCTATTGATACTTGGAATGATGAAAAGGATAGAGTTTACTGAAAGTCAACTTCTATGAAAATTACAAGTTGGGGTTAGATGTTGATAATTACCCAAAATTGACATAAAAAAATTGAGTGACTAAATTTAGTCACTCAATTATTGATGTTAGTTTATTTTTATTTCACTTCAATAGTT